ATGGGAAATATTCTTTTATTTCAGAACGAATTTTATTGAGGCATTCAAAGATAGCCTTCCAGTCGAGCTCTGACTTCTCTTGATTCTTTTTGCGGTTAGCTTTGTAATATGGGAATATTTGTTTGCGCCAATAGTTTGTATTGTCACAGGCGATTACCATTTCGCCATACTCTTCGCAAAATTTTTGACGATAAGAACGTAAAGAGTTTAATACCATATGGCGAACCATAGACTCTTCAAGTTGGGCATTTGTATGATTGCCGAGTTGCATCATCAAATTCGACAAAATCACTTGACTGAAGTCAACAATAATCATTTCATTTCAGCTTAAAAGCTGTCACCTTTCTCATAAAGATCAATGTTTATTTTCTCACTCATAGACAATTCATCCACGCCATCTTTTTGAATAAATACACTTTCTGCAAGGTTTTGAAATGGATGTTCCATATCATGGATCTTACAAAGTAAAGAACGAATAGCTTCAACAATTAAAGCACCATCTTTAATATTAAAATCTTCTTCACCCTCATCGATAGCTACTTGAAACCCAGCAAGTTCCATATTAGTGAATAAGAGAGGAATGATTGTTTGAAGTGTTTCATTAACATGATTGAATTTTACCAGTTTAATGTTCGAAGCTATTTCTTCTGAATCTTTAGGAAAAGTGCTTCTAATATTTTTAGATGGAAATTGAATTACATTGTTATGCTTTTCCATATTATTATTCTACCTTAAAATATATAAAATGTCAAGTGTTATTATTTATGTTTAACAATGGCTTGCAACACTGCTGCCACGTTCAGTAAATTTAAAATCGTAGATTTTACAACTTGTTCCATCTAAAATAGCATTAGATACCTTTTCTTTTGTTCCCTCTGGAGTGTAGAAAATAAAAAATCCACCACCACCAGCACCGAGTAGCTTTCCACCCAATGCACCAGCTTCTCTAGCTCGATTATAAACATCATCAAAGTATTCGTTGCTAATAGATGTTTCGACTGCTTTTTTATCCACCCATGCCTCATGTAGTAAAGAGCCGAAATCGTCTAGCTTATTTTCTCTTAAAAATCTTGCTGCAACAAATGCTTTATCTCTGCCTGCTTTAACAAGATTAAACTTAGCAGTATCTTCCATAGCTGCAGCTTGTTTTTGTAGGATACTATTGGCATTTCGACCACGACCAGAATAAACAAGAAGCAAACGAGATTCTAGATCATTCCAACAAGCTTCGTTATAGGTAAGTGGTCGAGTTTCAACAGTTCCATCTTTTTCAAATGAAAATATATTCATACCACCATATGCGGCTGCATACTGATCTTGTTTACCAACAGGATAATTACACATATCATGCTCGATATGATAAGCTGTCTGTGCCATATATTCTCTGGTCATCATAGACATATGCCTATCTGGACTGGCAAGTGCATTGACCAAGCCAACAGTAAATGCTGATGATGAGCCTAGACCAGAACCTTTTGATAGGATGTCAGCAATTGATGCAATAGTAAATTCCTTATCGATACCAAATTGCTTTAAACTCTCACGAGTAATTGCATGTTGCATTTGCTCCAAATCTGGAAACTCTTCGATCGTATCGTACATGATCTTGATGCCCAGATGTGGAGTTTTATGAACCATAACATAGATGTATTTGTCAATGGTGACAGAGAGTGCCGCACCTCTTTCTTTCTCAAAGAAATTTGGCATATCACTACCACCACTGAAAAAACTAACGCGAAGGGGAGTCTTTGTAATAATCATTATGTAGTCCTGTAAACAAATTCTTGTTTTTTAGGTTGTCTATTTTCAACAGAAGGATACTTATTTTTCATTTCAAAAAGTAAATTGTTCCATTGATTTTGGATTCTGATAATGTTATATCTATTATCAACGAAAGATTTATTAAACATAACAAAATTACTATAATTTTTATCTCTTACCATTTTGATAGCGCCATCAAGATATTTCACAAATGTTAGTGCATGATTACCTCTATCATCATCTCCATGATACATCATATTAAGTCCACCAGAAGTTTCTGCCAAAGCTCCGAAGTTAGGATGTACACAAACAAGACCAGCAGACATAGCTTCTAACATAGCACGACATGAAGTTTCTAACCAAATAGATGGATATGCAAAAATATGAGAAGTGTTCAAATGTTCTTTAAGCTGTTCATTAGGAACAAATCCATGATATGTCATTTGCGGGTGATTGCGAATTCTATCATAGAGAGGTTCGAATTGATTATCTGCATCATCCCAACCATAAATCTTAAATGATGAGAATACATCCAAATGAATGTCAGGATTAGTTTCCGCAAGCTTTTCAAAAACAGGAACAAGAATTTCTAATCCACGCTGCGGAGTAGAAGTATAAACTAGACGAATTTTTTCTTGATTATACTTCATCTCAAAAACATTAGATGGAGCTGGTTCAATACCAGATTCAATTACAATAGATTTATCATCATAGGGAATGCCATGAATTAACTGATAGCGTTGGTACTGCCAATTACTAATGAAAACATATTTATGAAATTGATTCTTGAAAGTTTCTTCACGAAATTTATTAGACTCTGGGTCTTCTGGTAGATCATGAGCCCAGAAGATTCTAATCTTACTTTCATCAATATCCCTTACACGAGAAGATACAATTTGAAAATCATCTAGAATATCTGGATCTAAAATAGATGCTAACTTGCGCTTTGCAAGTTCTGTACCACCGTTAGCATTCTTAGAAATTTCGTTCTCTTCAAATCCACTCATAATTTAATCCTTGACATGAAGCCTAACGAGTGTTGACTTATATTCTTTATCCCCAATAACTTCAACATCATAAAATTGAGAAGCCCAACTATACCATGTTTCGCGACCGACATAATCATGAATAAAGATAACTGGCTTTTTCTTTGTATGTTTAAGCAATGTAACCAAAGCACATGTAGCTCTTGCAATACCATCGATAAAGAAAATGTCAGCATTCCACCAGCGTTCATCATGAGGCAAAATATATTCATCAGTACCACAAGGATGCTCTTCAATAACCGAAGCATAACCATGTTTAATATGTTTTTCAGGGATATGATAGAATTTAAACTTATCACTTACATCACCGAAATGCGCTTTGATGGCACGATTTACTCGATTATACCAAGCTTCGGTATGTTCTACCGAAATGAGTTTTTGATTGTTTGTAAGAGTTTCGATCCATCCACAAGTTGAACCACCACTACCCCATTCTACCATCAAACCATCTTCGGGCATATCCTTAATACAATTTTGGACGTATTCAATTTCATCCTTATTCATTTGAATTTCTGAAATAATGTTACCATAATTTATGAGCATAATTTATTTCCTTAAATTTTAAATCCAGATTTAACAGCATCATTATAAAACATATTTACAGTTTCAAGAGAATATTTTCTAAGATCTTTACCGAATGTGTCATGCATCTTATTAATCATTGCAGGTGGCATTGTAATAATATCACAACCAGAACGCTCTGCTTGAACATAATTGAATGGCTCTCTTGTTGATGCCCAGAGAAACTCTAGATTTGTATTTGCATTTTTCGAACTTGCAAAATAATCAACGCCAAACTTGATATACTCTTCAGGATCTTGACCTGCATCAGCAATACGACCAGCAAAAATAGAAACAATACCTGGAGTAAAATGATTTAAATTATCAATAACTTCTTTGATCTGATTTTTTGTGAATACAGCCGTAACATTACAACGTATTCCATTCATTGATAGATCATAATAAAGATCAGTTGTTAAACTTGATACTGTATTAGTAACAGGAATTTTTACATAGGTCTTATAATTTTCAAGCTCTCCCCACTTATGGATTTTTTCAGCTTGAGAAGCCATTTCCCTAAGTTCATCTGAAAACACTTCAAGACTCAAAGTTGTTTCGGGGCGATGCTCTGCCAAATAGGCGATAATTTCTCGTGCAAACTTTTCATAATCAGTAACACCAGCTTGATACATCAAAGTTGGATTTGTTGTGAAGCCAACAATTTTTTCGTCTTTAGACGCCTTTACGATGCCATCAAAATCAGCACCATCAGAATATAATTTAATCATACTTCTCTAACTCCACAATTAGTGTTGCTGCTTGCAACACATTACCAACAATATAATCAGGGATGATGTTTTCGTATTTTTCTGGTGATGTATAATTGTCACCAACATATACAGTCATTAGTTTGCTTTTACGACCAGCAACAATGTCTTTCCAACGATCACCTACTATATAGCTATTCGATCGATCGACTTTATGTTCTTTACAAAGAGTTTCGATCATTCCATTGTTTGGCTTATACCAAGCAGAACCACGTTCCAATGAATAGAGCACTCTATCAACTCCAATAGAATCGAGTATAAGATTCATATGCATTAAATCAACCATTTCCAATTTTCCATCATAGACATCTGGCTGATTCGTGACTACAAATACATTATACCCTTTTTCTTTGAATAAGTCAATAGCTTCTTCAGCACCATCAATTAATTCGAACTCATTAATAGCCCATGGAGCTGTATATTCACCAGCATGATAGACAAGATGATTAAGGACACCATCTCTATCAAGAAATACTGCCTTAGTATGGTAGCGAGAAGGTATTTTTACCACTTTGTCTTGTTTACTTGAAGATTAGGATGGGAAACAATGCAGTGCCAAACAACTGCTTGGAATGCTTCTGAATGGGGTGTAACTCGTGAAGGTTCGACAAGAGGAACAACAACACATGCATCGGCAGTTTTTGCTGTATATCCATCCGCCTTACCAACAATACCAACCACCGTTCCTTCTTTTGAACGAGCATACTTGATAGCTTTAATAAGTCCTACCGACACATTCCTGTCTTCATCCCCTCCACCCACGGATAAAATGAAGATAGTGTCTTTGTTGTCGATTCGGCTGACTCTAAGATATTCTTCGAAGATAGTGTCAAAGCCCTCGTCGTTTGTTCGAGCAGAGAGTTCCGATACATTATCAGTTGGTGCGTAAGCTTCAATTCCGCAGAGTTTTCGGAGGTCATTAACCATGTGTGAGGCATTGCCAGCACTACCGCCAACTCCAAGGACGAAGACGCGACCTTCAGTGAGATCTCTAGTTGTTGCGAGGGTGTTAACAAGTGTTTCTACCTTTACTAAGTCAATTGACTTTGCTATTTCAGCGACTTCATTAAAATATTGTTCACAAAAGTTCATTTTATTCTATCCCTTAACTCTGTTGAGCTCCAATCATGATATCGTTCAGTAAATATAATTTCAACACCACGTTGATCACAAATTAGTTTACCAGTTATCTGATCGTTTATATGATCTTCACCAACAAATCTTACATCAATATCTATAACACCTAGAAGATTAGATAAATCAGCTTCTGTATCATATGGGATGATCTGATCGATATATTTGATTGCTTCTAGTTGTAAATATCGTTCAAACATAGTTTGCACTGGTTTATTTTTAGTATCAGGTCTATCGATTGTGGGATCGGTTTGCAACCCCACAATCAACTTATCGCATTGACTTTTACATAATTGAAACATGGAAATATGACCTGGATGTAATAGGTCGAAAGAGCCACAAGTGAATCCTGTTTTCATTCGGTAGGAGCTTGCCTTTCAAGAAAAGCTGTTTGATACTTTTGAATTTTGAAATACTTTTCCATCAAACCAATTACAATTTGAGGATCGTAGGTTTTGCATGAGAAAACATCAAGATACATAGTATCGTTTTCTTCGACGAAATGTGCGCAAATATTAGAAGTTTCGATAAGCTGAACAAGAGTATATCCTGCCTTATTTCCACTACCAAAATTAACTACTTGGGGTTCACCATATGGTACCATATCGATGTCGACCACGAGCTGCTTAGCGAAAGCAGTAATATTTTCTGCATTTGAAATTGCTTCATGGTCGCAGCCAGAAGCGTCAACAATTGTATGATAACCCCAGTATGTCATTTCATTAAGTCTCCTTGTAATCTATTTTGTTAATCCAGTTGAGTTTATTTTCTTCAGTCCATTCTTTAAGATAGTCGTTGTCTTCTTCAAACATCCTAAGATATTCCTCTTTATTTATTTCACGATGAGAAACGATAACTGTACCTAGATGTTCCTGACTAAACTCTTTAAAGTCGGCATTACCTTCTTTAATAACAACTTCATCAAGCGCATGATCAATATTTTCTTCTACTTCTACAGCATATCTAATACGATATTGAGATAGAACTTCTACCATAACAAGTTTTTTCATCACATATATCCATCTACTTCCTGTGCATACTTAACACTATCAACTCTGAAAGAACGCCAACCGTTAGCTTGAACATCCCAACAAACAACTATTTCTAAGTTTTCTGGCTTAGAATGCTGCTCCTCAAGATGCTTATAATCTACTGGCTGTGGAACAATTCTTTGATCAAGAGTGCAACGCATAGTTCGGTGTTCGCCATTTACCTTTGTAAAACTAACTTCCATAACATGACTTTTCAAATCAGCAATAATATTTTCTCTCTTATAAGTCATAATTCACCTATTCATTCAAAAGTTGAGCTGTATCATTATTACGTTCATTCAATTTCTCTGTAAGCTGTGTATATCCTCCGATATAAAAACCATCAACAACAACTACAGGAAAACTTTTCGCTTTTGGATAAGTTTCAAGAAGAATTTCTTTTGTAAAATCTCGATTCAAAACTTTTTCTTCAAAGGTAATATTATTAGTACGAAGTAACATCTTCGTACGAGTACAATATGGGCAATCTGGTTTAGTCCAAATAATTACATGTTCCATCAGTTTAATCTTTCTTCCCAATATTTTTTTACATTTTCTTCATTAGAAGGATCGTAGCCATTAGCATACATATCCACCATTACCATAAGTTCTAGATCACTTTGTAAATTCATTTACCTTTAACTCCCGTTTTGTGATATGATATTTGTCAGTTTTTTCCAAAGTCTCACTATCAACTATGCCTTCTTTATAGGGATCTACTTCTAATTCTGTGCGTTGCCAAATTAAAAATCTATTATAAAGTTCTTCGTCAGCTAATAGTGTGTCAATATTAAGTTCTATATTTTCTAATTGTCTATGAGGAATAACTGTTACAAACCCAATAGGATCGTTTTTTTGAAAAGTAACTTTACCTGGACGAGTCATTTTCCATTGTAAATAAAAAGTCATATGCGTCCAGTTTGTTTCAATCAAAGTGGTTAATTGAACCGCACCATCAACAAAGAAGTTAGGTGCACCCATAGAAAGGATTGCATAATCTTCTGGTGTTTTTACAACATATCCTGTTCTTATTGAACAAATACCATGACCCATACCAGTGTCGAATAAATGAGCATCTTTAACAAAAGATGTAACAGATAGATCAGTTGGTTTGTCTCCACCATTCCAATCGATAGTAAATGTATCTGGCGCACGAAACTCCCATCCTGATTGGTTCGCCAATGTCAACGCTATATCATTATATAATAAATGGTCTGCAGAGTCAAGCCATTTTCTTTGTTTTATGCCATAATTTATTGGTAACGCTCTTTTATAATCAACAGCGTAAAAATTAATTTTCATAGATAAACCTTTTGTAAATCAACTCTAGGATCATAGGCTCTCAACCGACCATAAAATTCTAGATACAACTTTTGATCTTGTATTCCATATTTACCAAACCAATTACCACGACATATATTCTCTACTTTTATTCTACTCGTCTTATCTCTTAGCGTCCAAGATAGCTTTCTGGCTCTTTCTTCCGAACGATCCCAAAAAATTGGTCTCTTTTCTTTTTGAGCAACCTGATACAAATGAGCGCAAATAAATTTAGTTGGTGCGAAAATAAAGTACCCAGCTGTATATGCTCTTATCGCTAATGTTATCTCTTCCCCAAGAAAGAAAATTTCCTCATCGTATGGAACTGTTTCAACAAAATCGCCTGATGTAAATAAAAAACCGCCAGCAACAAAAAATTCTTGTTCTGGCTCTTCATGATCATTAACAAATCTAGCAGCTGCCGAAGGAATAATATTTACGACATTCATATCAAAGCGAGTCGCTGATGTATGGGGAATAAATCTCTCGCCGTTTTCGTCGAATTCATAAGCACAAGGATATGCAGTTAGTATTGCTTTACGTCCATACCTTAATGCTTTATCATGATCTTGAATTAAAAGTCTATCCCAGTTTTCAGCAAATATGATATGAGAATCAATTTGCATATAATAATCTTCACCATTATAATATGACTGACAAGTTTTACGTGCCCAACAAACACCCTTGGCTTGTCTGAAATCATATTTAATATGCTGAACATTTGGGATAATATTTAAAGAATTAAAAGATTCATCTTCTAAATCTATTTGAGAAAAAACGCAAATGTGTATTTCTAAATCGCCAGAAGCATTAGTAAGTAAATTACTTACGGTGTTTATTGTTTCTAGGTCTTTATAATTTGCTATAGAGACGAATAATGTTTTTTTCATTTAAACCCAAGCATTAGAACTAGTAGAACCTTTGTGTATTACGTAACACATACTTGTTTTACTATAAACAAATGTTTTAAATTTTTTACCAGTAACTTTATGAATAAGATTATCTGTATGTTGATGAAATTCTTTACCTTCTCTCATCAATTTAGTATTAATATCGCAATCTTTTACAAACTCTTTTGCGAATTGTTTATTGAATAGCATTGAAGAAGAAACGCCGATATCACAATGCGCTGTAAAATTTGTATCTTTACCAAAATCCCAGACACTTTGCCAAGGCTCATATTTAAACTTAACCCAATCACATTTATTTCTAATCATTAGATCGGCTTTGTTTTTTTCTATAACATCTATAGATTCTTTGATATGATTATTATAGTAAATATCATCATCGTCACAATAAAAGTAATAATCGCAATCGTTATCAATTAAATATTTTAATGGTATAGAATATCTCTCATCAACACTAACATCGTAAGGTGTGTGAATCCATTTATAATTGATATTGATATCTTCAACAAAATGCTCATAGCTTTTCGTATTTTCTCTTCCATTTTGATGGAAACAGACAATATCAGGAATTCTAGTTTGGTTTTGAAATTGTAAAGCTGCGCATCTTACCATGTAAGGACGGCTAGCTGTTGGAGTAAATATTCCTATTTTCATGTATTAGTCAAAATCCCAGCAATATAAATCACAGTCACAACAGCTTGAATAGTTATTAGCGACCACTTGCGCCACATAATACCAATGATGGTCCAGCCAAAGTTACCTGCCATAGAGAAATAGATATTGAGTGGATATACATTCCAAGCTGTTAACGCAACACCCATTATCAAAACAGCAGTGGATATCCACTCAATATAAAATTCCATTCCTAACTTTTTCATAATTACCTAACTTTTTTATAGCTAGCTTTGATATTACCCTTACGAAGAGTTTCGAATCCTGCCGCGAACAAACGATTTTCAACGATTCCATCATGATCATACATCCAGATGTCATCGAATACAAACACAGAACCAACAACAGCGCGAGGTGTAAAGAACTCTGTTTCTAAATCAAGACATTTGTTATCATGAGGTCCATCAAAGAATACAAATGCATACTCGCTAACAATATTTTTCTTTTGATTATAGGTAGGAACACCATCACTAAATCTACCAAAGAACTCTGTATCTTCAAGACAGAAAAATGAGAAGTCGAATCCATTTGCATAACCATAGTAATATAGAGAAGGAATAACTCTATTGCGCATATTATTATCATAACCAAAACGCTGTGGAGATGTTAACTCTTTGGAAGTTTTATCACCTTCGATTTTCCGCTCTGGATTATGAATTGACATATTAAGATTAGTACAATCAATCTCAATGTCGCCATATGGATCAATACAGAAAAAAGGACGGTTTGGAATACCGTCCTTCATTGCATCGATAATCATTTTTGCTGAACCACCACGACGTGTTCCAATTTCCATTGCTGCACCTGGAACATTTTTTGCATCTGCAGCGCCCTCAAAAAGAATATCATATTCTGATGAGTCTGTACCAAATACTTCTTCATCACTAAATCGAATAATACCCATTATATTTCTCCTCAATAAAACCAATAATATGATCAAATTTAAATTATACGTTTGAAGTTCTGTATCCTAATACTTTACTGACTGGGAAGTAACCTATTTGAACACCATGGTCTGTATTACCACCAAGTACCTTTACATACTTAGTACCATTCCATGTCTCATATCCTTGGAAGAACCCAACATGACCAGTTGACTTGCTTCTACCTCTGGCAAGAACAACAATGTCACCATCGTTTGGATTCCAAGTTTTCTTACCCCATGCCAAGAAACTACGTGCCTGTAAGCTGTTTGTAGTTTCATAACCAATTCTGTTGAGAATTGCATTGGCGAATGCAGCACACCATGGAACACGAGTTGGGTCAATTGGGTGTGTTGAGTTTTCAGCAAATAAGGATTTCAGCTCTTGCTTGTTCCTGCTAGCATCCTTGCCCTCCCACTTCTTTGCTTCAGCCAATGTCTTTGGCTCACAGATCCAGCAATTTGATGCTGCTGATGGAGCAGCTGCAACAACAGTTTGTTTTGTCTTTGACTGCTTAGCAACTTTCGTATTTTTCTTTGTTGGAGCAATCTCTTCTTGCTCAATAATCTCTTCGATTGTTTCTGGCTTTTGTCTAAGCTTATCATTCATAAAGAAACCAGATGGTGTTTCTTCATCATATAATAAAACAGGTGCAGCTGCAACGATAGCTGGTACTACAACTTTTTTGACAGTAACTTTCTTCTTAGCTTTTTTTGATTTCTTTTTAACCAAAACTTGCTCTGTCTGCTTTGGTTTCGCATTTACGGTTTCAATACTTGCAGTTAATGCAAACACTGAAACAGTTGCTGCTAACAAAAACTTGATCATTTTCTTCTCCTATCAAGAACTTCGATAATCAGCTTGGCTTGCCCAGAATGGAAAAAACCTAATGCCTGAGCTGCTCCACGCGATACATCTAATTCTTTACCTTTGGCAAATGGTCCTCTATCATTAACGATAGCTTCAATAGTATTACCATTAGAAACATTTGTCAACCTAAGCATCGTACCAAAGGGTAGGGTTCGATGCGCTACACTATATTTAGTCGGATCAAATTTCTTACCATCGGCTGTTTTTTTACCTTTTTGATACCAAGATGCATTACCTCGGTAAATCTTATTATCTGCTGCTTCTGTAGTGGCGCATGCTACCATAAACAAAAAACAGCAGATAACTATTATTTGTTTCACTTCCTACCTGACTTCTTACCCTTTAGACGGCGAGCTTTTCTCTTATGAGAACCAACTTTCCGACGACCTTTACGTGGACGATTTTTATGTGGATGCGGCATAATATACTCCTCTTGTTGAAATTGGTGTCCCCACCAGGACTCGAACCTGGAACCGATCCGTTATGAGCGAATGGCACTAACCAATTGTGCTATAGGGACTTAATTTGAAAGAATTTCTTTCAGGCGATCGGCTGCATAACTTGCAGCAAATGCTTCTGGCTTTATCTGAGGTTTGACATTGCATGTTCCAAGAACGTAACCAATAGCTTGGGTAACAACGCAGGAACTACCATGCATATAATCAGGATTAATATCAAGATGAACTTCAGCATGGCGATCACCAATCGCATCGGCAAGTTCGAGGTACATTTCTGATGCCTTATATACTTCATTCATCAATCTGTATGCTGGACGGTCGTGCCTCTTATCGTAATCCCTCTCAGTAGTGACTTTCCCAAATACTTTACATCCACGTGCGCCATCAAGATGAACCACGATAGCAACTGTGTAATCGGCAAGCCACTCGTCATCATCACCACGATAGCGTTCGCTATCGGCTCCAATGTAAATATTGGATGCACTTGAAGATTTACGGATAAATTCTTTAACTTCATTGATGTCAAACTTATGTTTCACTCTTCACCTATTTATTTGGTGGGCGCGGTCGGACTCGAACCGACACGGATATACCGAGGGATTTTAAGTCCCTTGCGTCTACCAATTTCACCACGCGCCCATATTTCAATTATTTAAGTTTGTTTTCTTCGCGATTTTTCACACGAACTTCGCGTTGCCAAAGAATATAAGCATAGCTGTAAGGTGTATTATCATTTTCCCATGAGTGTAGTGCAGAAAGCAAATTAAGTTTTAAATTTACCGCTGAAATTTTCACAAGCTCTTTAACAACCATCTCTTTCCATTCATTAAGAGGAGTATTTTTTCTGGTATATACAACTAAAGTAGGACGTTTTTCTCCAACGTATTGAGTCCAATTTGCAGTAGTTTTGTTTGCCATTTTATTTCCTTTTATTGAATGTTAAAATAAGAACAGAGAACTATATTCTTATTATACCCTATTTGGGTAAAAAAGTCAAATGTTTTTTGTGAACTCTTACCATAATCCAAGAGTTATAATACTCTTCTGTTTCTAACACTTTATTGTCAAATTGCATTTTGGCTTCATAGTATGCAAACTCGCCTTTGGACTTGCATAACATTAGAATTTCTCTTTTGAAGTTTTCTTTGCCGTATAAAGCAACATCGGCTGACAGTTCTTTGTTTGAACCGTAATAATCACGCCAGTCTGATTCGACTTTTGTTCTTTTTTTCTTACCCTTAATAGTTTTCGTTCGGGAGAAGTAAAAGTTCTTCTTCCCAATGTACTTTCTATTATTGGTGAGATTGGTGATACAATAAACGAAGCCAACTATATTTTCTGGTATTTGTTCAAAAACAATATTATCATAAAGCCACATGGGGAGTTCTCCTCCCCATATTTATATTACGAATCTAAAGACCAGTTTTCTTCTTCGTCATCTTCTCCAAACAAATCTTCGTCATCATATTCTAATTTAGTACCACAAAATGGACAAAAGTCTGGTAGTACGATTGAGTCATGAATTACTTCAAACTCTGCTTCGCATTCTTTACATGTGATCATTTTTAACTCCATTTAATTATTTCGAATGTTCCGTCATGATTTTCCACTAAAGCAGTGCAGGATTCAACCCAATCACCACAATTCATATATGTGATACCATCAATGTCACGAATATTAGCATGATGAATGTGACCACATATAATTCCGTTTAAGTTTTTGCCTTTTACATACTTAGACAATGTTTCTTCGTAGTTACCAATAAAGCTTACAGACTCTTTTACTGTGTTCTTTAGATAAGCTGATAGAGACCAATAAGGTAAACCAAAGACCGTTCTAACTTTGTTAACAAATCTACTCAAATCTATACTTACATCATACGCCCAAGAACCTAGATGAGCGAGCCATTGTGCATTTCTCATTACAATATCAAACTGGTCGCCATGGGTAACAAGATAAAGTTTGCTATCAACACCAATATGTATTGTTTCTTTTACGAGCATAATATTACCAAATTCATTATCGCAATAGTTACGAAGAATATCATCATGATTACCTGGTATATAATATACTTCAGTTCCTTTTCTTGCCTTACGAAGAAGTTTTTGAATTGTATCGATATGGAACTGTGGCCAAATAGGTTTCTTTGACATTGACCAACAATCTACAATGTCACCAACCAGATATATCTTTTCACACTCAAATGTTTTCATAAAGTCGAGTAGCTTATCTGGCTGACTCATTTTTGTTCCAAGATGAATGTCTGATAGAAATACTGATCTGTATGAGTTCATCTGTAATCCTTATAATCTTTTGTATGACTGGTATCATTAAAAGTCACAGACAAATAATTTACAAGGTATAGCCAAGTAGTTTTAATAATACCTTGTTCTCTCAATCTTCTTGATGAAGAAAGTATGTTTAAATTCATAACAAGTTTTATTTTACCAAATGGCTTGAGCCTTTTTGCTGTCATTGTATCTTCGCCATAGAACTCAATGCTCAGATCATAGCCACCAAGTTTATCCAAATACTTTTTTTTGATAAGACAGTTACCGCCTTGTAGAAACACACCAACAAATTTATTGCTGATAAATGCAATGTAATAATAAAAGCGTGTCAACATTCTAAGATAAATTGTATCTTCATAAATCAGTGGACCAGTAACAGCAACAACATCATCTGGTCTTATATGTTTCAATGCTGTATTAACCCAACCATTTGTTAACTTTGAATCAGAATCGATGTTAGCAATCAAATCATACATTGCATTTTCATAGCCAGCTTGTCTTGCAAACACAACACCTTTTCTTTTTTCAGTTATAACACGAACACCTTCTTCAAGTGCAATATTTGCTGTGTTATCTGTGCAGTTGTTATCAATAACAATAATTTCATAAAATGGATAGTAATCTTCTACTTCATTTTTTATTGATTGAATGCAATCTCTAATATGTTTCTCTTCATTATAACAGGGTATAATAAAAGATATTCCAATCATAAACTAAATCCTTTGAATGTATCTGTTGTCACGTCTTTCTTTACACCGCCATTGACATAGCTAGTTATCTCAGTTTCTTGTGGAGCCACTTGAACATCTGACCCACTAATCCATTTCTGAGTCCATGGTAATGGATTACTACCACCCTTATAAGGTGTAGGCAAGCCAATAGCTGTCATACGTTTATTGGCAATCCATTCTATATATTCATTCAATAGCGCCTCATTAAGACCAACCATCGACCCGTCACGGAATAGATAACTCGCCCAAGCTTTCTCTTGGTTAACAGCTTCAATGAAAAGATTGGTGCAAACCTGTCGCGTCTCGTCCGAAATCTTCGAAAAATCCTCATCTTCTTTAACGAGTGCCTTAAGTAGCTGTTGTGTTCCTGCGAGATGCAGGTTCTCATCTCGTGCGATGAACTTGATAATTTTGGCATTGCCTTCCATCTTTTTGACCTCCGCAAACGCCCAGGAGCATGCAAATGATACATAAAATCTAACTCCTTCAAGAATGTTTACTGACATTAGTGCAAGCCAGAAGACTTTCTTATGTTCGTACTTCGGGTGAAGAATTATCTGACCCATATTTGTCGCATGCGCCATGTCGTTGTTGTATCGAATCAACTCATCATAATACTTACTGATATCTTTTGCACAATCAACAATTTCAGCAATATCCATTATCTCATCGAAAATTTTAGATGGGTTTGGGTATATGTTTCTAATGATGTGTGTATAAGATCTGGAGTGAATGGTCTCTGAGAAAGCCCAAGTCGTAATCCATGTTTCGAGTTCTGGCAAAGAACATATTGGTCCAAATGCTGTTGTTGGTGCTCTTCCTTGAACTGAGTCAAGGAGGATTTGTCGCTTGAGGTTTGATGTGAAGATGTGTTGCTCATGCTTTGTTAATTCCTTGAAATCTTTGGCATCCTTGTAAATGTCAACTTCAGAAGGTTGCCAAAAAAATCCTAATTGTTTTTCCGTAAGCTTTTCTAGCCAAGCATATTTTTGTCGATCATATCGAGCAATAGTAGGAGCATCATCAAAGAATGCTTTTACTTGCGTCGCATCTTTTTTGTTATTTAAATCAAATACACTATATACCATCTATCTTACTCATTTTCTTTCTGCCAATAGTTTCATTTATTCTTGCTCTGACATGCGCATTTTCCCATGTCCAGCATTCACCAGTATCGTCTTGAAAACACACCCACATTAGATCGTTTTCCATACCATAATCAATAATAAAATGCGCGATTGCTCTACCTTTTGGTGTCATCAAAGAAATAGGAGGATTCAATTGTGTTATTGTGTTGCTCATACAATTACCTTAATTATTGATGCTGTATTTCTGGCATCTTCTAATGATTTAGCAAGAACAACACCCATCCGACGATAAGGGCGAGAATGTTCTTTACCAAATATTCTGACATCAACACCTTCAATTATCAACGCATCTTCGATACCTTTGTATTCCTTAACACGACCATCTTTATCACCAAGAATAACAGCACTTGCACCATTAAAGTATTCAATTTTTGGAATTGGTAATCCAAGAATTGCACGAGTATGTAGGTCAAACTCACTAAGGTTTTGGCTAATCATTGTTACCATTCCTGTGTCGTGTGGTCTTGGACTAAGCTCACTAAAGATAATTTCTTTGTGTGTGACAAAGAATTCAACACCAAATAACCCAGCGCCACCTAACTCATCTGTAATTAGCTTTGAGATACGTTCTGCTTCATCAATTTGAGGATAGGTAAGTGTATGGTTAAGACTCATACCATTTTGCCAGCTATATTGATAATCACCACGTTCCTGTACATGACCAATTGGATTACAGAATAATGTCTCGCCATTTTTTTGTTTAATTGTAAGAAGTGTGATCTCAGTATGAAAGTTAATATACTCCTCGACAATAACTTTCTTTCGATCACCACGACTATTATCCATTGCATAGTCCCAAGCAGAAGTAATTGATGTGTTATCTTTCACAATACTTTGCCCTTTACCAGAACTACTCATTACTGGCTTCACAACAACAGGATAACCAATACTTTCAGCAGCTGTTATAATTTCAGTAAGAGAATTTGCATATGCATATTTTGCAGTACGAATACCAAGCCCAGCAGCAATATCACGGATTGTATCGCGATTCATTGTTGCATTAACAGCCTTGGCAGATGGTACTACTTGAATACCCTGATCTTCAAACTCCTTCAATACTTCCGTACGAATAGCTTCAATTTCAGGAACAATAATATCTGGATTGTGATAGTCAATCAAGTGTCGAAGATCATCAGCGCTGAGCATATCAATTACTTCATATCGATCAGCAACTTGCATTGCTGGTGCATTTTTATAACTATCAACAGCAACTACGTAGTGCCCAAGACGCTTTGCTGAAATAACAAACTCTTTACCAAGCTCACCAGAACCTAACAACATAATACGTTTCATAATCAATACTTTCTATAATAGAATCTCTTATCATAATTGAGATAACCATCTGGAATGTTGTAAATTTCATTATCATTTGCATTGAGAAAATAAGGTTTCATTTCTTCTTTGGTGTGTACGACAAGATACTCATGATTCTCTATTTTACTAAAGATTTCTTCAAAAGTTAAGTCTATCTTTTTAGTTTTCTTTAGATTTTGCATGATTCACAATCCTCTTCATCAACAGCTCCAGCAGCAAGTGCTGGCATTTCATACTCGCCAGCACCATCATTGGTGTTGAAATAGTATAATTGTTTTCCTCCGTACTTATAGAACATCAACAGATGACCAATCATAACACTCATCGGAATCTTTTCATCTTCGTAGAACTTTGGGTTGTACGAGGTGTTAACGGAAATTCCTTGATCAATGAACTTCTGAAGAACTGCACAGATTTTAAGGTATCCCTCTGGCGATTGTTGGTCCCAGAGAAGATCGTACTTCTT